ATCTTTGAATACTTGGATTGAGTCTCAAACATCTATGGAACTTTCAAATCTACAAAATCTTCAAAGAAATTACGTTTCACTATAGGTGAAATAATACTTTTTTCTTAATTGACACTATTTATAAGTTAAATTAAACAATTTTTCTATGCAAGAAAATAAAGACGTAGTACAAGAGGCGCTAATTCGAATGAAACAAGTCGAAGATGTAATCGCCGAAAATGCAAAAGGAATACTTGCTTCAACTATGAAGGAAGAAATCAATCAATTAGTAAAAGAATCTCTATCTGAACAAGATGAAGACGAGGTTGAATTAGATGTAGACATGGACGATGACACTGAAGAAGTGGATATGGACATGGATACTGATAACGAAGACGAAGTCGAAATGGATATGGACTTAGACATGACTGACATGGATTCAGAATCTCCTATTGATTTAACAAACGCTTCTGACGAAGAAATTCTAAAAGTTTTCAAAGCTATGGGTGAAGAAGACGGTATCATTGTAAAGAAGGATGGCGAAGACATTCATCTTACTGATAACAATTCTGACAACGAATACTTAGTAAAACTTGGTGAATCTATGGAAGAAGAAATGGACGAACAAGAAGAGGAAATGGATGAACAAGAAGAGGAAATGGACGAATCATCTCATTGGGGTGGTAAAAAAGGTGACATTTCTAAATCTCGTAAAGACTACATGGACGAAGACGAAGATGTAGATGCAGTTATTGAAAAGTTATTCTCATCTGATTCAGATGACAACGAAGGCATGGATGTTGAAGATGAAGATGAAGAGATTATGTATGAAATCGAATTTGACGAACAAGACGATGACGACATGGAAAGTGACGACGACATGGAAGATGTTGACGGCATGGAAATGGACGAACAAGAAGAAGAAATGGACGAGCAAAATTGGGAAGAAAGCTTAGATGAGGCTTACAGTCACAAGAAAGCACCAGGAGTTAAAGGTAGTGGACCTAAATTCTCTTATAACAAATCTGCTAAAGGTGGATTTAAAGAAGATAAGAAAGAAGGACCTAAATCCGTAGGAACTGGTAAAGCTAAGTTTGAATACAAGAAAGGCGCGAACATGGAAGGAAAGTCTAAAGTAGTTAAAGCTGAAACGAAAGAAGGTAAATTCGGAGGCAACAAAGGAGACGATTCTCGTTCTAAAAGAGACTACGAACAAAAGTTTGGTGGCAACAAAGGTGACAAATCTAAAACTCATAGTGGAAAAGATTATGAGAAGACTGAAACTAAAGAAGCTGCAAGAACTTATGGCATGGGCTCTAAAGAAGGAAGAGGTCTTAGAAAAGGTATCACTAATAACAGAAACTATGTTTATGGTAAAAGTGGTGTCAAAGTTGAATCTCTTGAATCAGAAGTTAGTATGTTGAGAGAAAAGAACGAAGAGTATAGAAAAGCATTAAATGTGTTTAGAGAAAAATTAAATGAAGTAGCAATCTTCAACTCTAATTTAGCATATGCAACTAGACTTTTCACTGAACATTCAACAACTAAAAAAGAAAAAATAAATATCCTGAGAAGATTTGACGGAGTAGAAACACTTAAAGAGTCTAAAAATCTCTATAAGTCTATCAAAGACGAATTAGGTCAGGTTGATTCAAAATCAATTAACGAATCAGTTGGAAATAAAATAAATAATACAGTTTCAACTGGCTCATCAACAACATTGATTGAATCAAAAACTTATGAAAATCCACAATTCTTAAGAATGAAGGATTTGATGACAAAAATTAAATAAACAAAATAAAACAAAACAAATATTTTAAAATGGGAGCATTATTAGAATCAGGTCTTGTTGGTAACATCGGTCTTAAGCACCTTAAAGTTATCAAAGAAGACACAATCGGAAAATGGGACAAATTAGGATTCTTAGAGGGTCTTAAAGGTCACATGAGAGAGAACGTAGCTCAACTTTACGAAAACCAAGCGTCATACCTTATCAACGAAGCTTCAACAACTTCAGATACAGGTGCTTTTGAAACTGTGGTTTTCCCTATCGTTAGAAGAGTTTTCTCTAAATTATTAGCAAACGACATCGTTTCAGTACAAGCTATGAACTTACCAATCGGTAAATTGTTCTACTTCGTACCTAACATCCAGAACTATGAAGTAGGTGGTGGTGAAGGTTCAGATACAGGAATTCACTATCCTCCTTATGGAGCACCAAATGGTCCATCTTCTCCAAACGCAGGATATAACTACAACACTGGTAAAACATTGTATGACAAGTTTTATGAAGGTGAAGAACCAGCATTAGACCCACCAGGTTTATATGACTATTCTAAAGGTCAGTTCTCTGCTGTAACAGGTAGTGCTGTAACTGCACAATGGAACAACGTTACATATAACCTTGACCCAGCTGCTTACGCAACTGCTAATTACAGAAAAGTATTAATCATCATGTCAGGTTTCGCTTCTGCTGGTGGTGGTAAATTAATTGGTCCTGATGGTAACCCAATCGACAACGAATCATTCTTGTCTGATTTGACTATCTATGGTCAAGGAACTAACCCAACAACTGCAAGTGGTGGTCCTTACTTATTTAGAGTAGTAACTCAAAGATATGGTAAAGGTATCGTTCAATACGGTAACAACAACGCACAATTAGATTTCCCAGGTTCTAGAACAGGTGGTGGTCAATACGACGACCTTTGTGATGTTGATGGTCAAATCTATCTTGAAGTAGACCTTCAAGTTCCTGCATGTATCTCTTGCGGCGGTTCAATCGACGGTTACACAGGTTCAACGTTCTCTTCTACAACAGAAATAAACCAAGCGTTTATCCCTGTTTACAGAATTTACAAGAACTTAGAATTCGAAGATAGAATTGGTGAAGTATCATTCGACCTTCAATCAGTAACAGTTTCTGTAACTGAAAGAAAATTAAGAGCACAATGGTCTCCAGAAATGGCACAAGACGTTGCAGCATTCCACAACATCGATGCTGAAGCTGAATTAACAGCTTTATTATCTGAGCAAGTTGCGGCTGAAATCGATAGAGAAATCTTGAGAGACCTTAGAAAAGGTGCGGCTTGGAACTTAAGATGGGATTACAACGGTTGGAAGAGATTAGGTACTAACGCAGTTCCTTACACTCAAAAAGACTGGAACCAAACTCTTATCACAGCAATCAACCAAGTTTCTGCTCAAATCCATAAGTCTACTTTAAGAGGTGGTGCTAACTGGATTGTTGTTTCTTCTGAAATCAGTGCAATTTTTGATGATTTGGAATATTTCCACGTATCAAACGCAGCTCCTGAACAAGACCAATACAACATGGGTATTGAAAGAGTTGGTACTTTAGCTGGTAGATATCAAGTGTATAGAGACCCTTACTTCCCACCAAACCAAGTGTTATTGGGACACAAAGGAACGTCTTTACTTGATACAGGTTACATCTACGCACCATACGTTCCATTACAACTTACACCTACAATGTACAATCCGTTCAACTTCACTCCAATCAAAGGTATCATGACTAGATACGCTAAGAAGATGGTGAACAACAGATTCTACGGTAGAATCACAGTTGATGGCGTAAGAACATTCGACTTAAAAGAATTGAGATAATCTATTCTTTGACGATACAAAAAAGGTCCCCAAAAGGGGCCTTTTTTTATGCCCGATATATTTATTAACATGATAAAGCAAACATGGAATATTAGTAGTGAAGAAAAATATAGAATATTAAAACTTCATGAATCTGCAACAAAGAATTTATACCTTGTGAAGGAACAAGTTCAAGGAGGACAAGAAGGACAAGAAGGAGAAAACTCTTGGACATTATGTTCAAAACTTGTTGTTCAGTCTGGAAACGAATTTTTTGTTATGGTGGGTAAAGGCTCTTATGCACAAATACCAAGACTTAGTGAAGTTTCAGGAGTTATACAAAATGGTAAATTAGTTTTGAATCAAAAAACAATAGACGGTCTTGATGTTGGAGAGTGGATGCATGGGTCAATTACATGTTCAAACGAGTATCCTGAAACTCGTCAAGGAAATTATCGTTGGTTTTGTTATTTCGATGACATGAGTTCGAAATTAGTGGGCACCAAAGGAGTTGATGAAAGATATGTGAAAGATAATATACCAGTGTTTGGAGTTCTTGGTTATGATGGGTCTTTAGGAACAGGGGGAGGAGATTTTGTCGGTCAAAAAATACCGAAAGATAAAGAAGGTTTAACAGTACAGTTTGGTGTTAGTAGAACAAAATCATACATACTTGAAATATCACCAGCAATGGACGGACAAAAAGGTGTACCTCAAAACTTTAAACCTGAACCAAAAAAAGAACCAACAAAAGAAGTTATTGAGCTCAACATAGAAAGTCCATTCGTTTTTGATAAAACTGATTTGACTCCAGAGGCTGAAACACAATTTAGGGCCTTTATAGAAAAACTTAAGAAAGATTATCAAAATGTTCCATCAAATGTTGAAGTTATAACTTCAGCATCAATCGATGCGGAACCAAGTTCTAAAGAAAAATATAATATGGACTTGTCTACAAGAAGAGCAAACGCAATTATAGATAGACTAAAATCTGAATTAGGTCAAACAAAATTAACTTTTACACCAAAACCAATTGGTCAAACAGATAAATTTTCTCCAGGTTTAAAATGGCCTGAAGTAAAAGATAACACTAAAACAGCACCAAATAGACGATTAATTATAAAATTACCAAAATTAATAATACAACGTAATTAAAAAAAATCCCCACTCAAAGGTGGGGATTTTTTAATTTAAGAAGTAAACTGATAGATATTCAGTATTATCATGGTTTGTTAAGTATAGTATTATTAATTTATCAGGTTTTTGTGGGTTATATCCATTCATGTTAACATATTCGCTAATCTCTGACTTACCATTAAGTTTAAACCAATTGATGTAAGTATAACTATGATTAGAAAGATAATTTTGGGATGCGTAAATTCTGAATATGTCATCATATTTTACTCTATAAATTGATGTGGTATCAATATTATTTTTCTTTAATATTTTTTCCAATTCAATTTTAGAGTCGGGACTTAACTTACTCATAAAATTGTGTTGGGGGTTACCGAAACTATATGACCTAAGTGGGATGGTCTGAGAATATGACCACAGACTTATTACAGAAAATAATAAAAATAAATAAACTTTTTTCATAGATACAATTTTTACAAAGATATGAAAATTATTATTTCCATCAAAATGATTTTTTAAATTATTCTTAGATTTTTATTTAGGTAATCGAGTTGAATTCAATACACGTAATGATTTTGAAATTATTTCGGACTCTTCGAGAGTGAATAGATTTTTCTGATAACACATATTGATGGCTAAACCAATCATATAAACTGATTGTTCTTCATTGAGTCCGTCTATTAAATTTGATATGTCAGTGGGGGAAAAATATGAAATAGTTTCAAATAATTCTCCGATTGGTTGTTTTTTGTTTTCCATAATAAGATTATATGATATTTATGAAAAGATAATAGTGATGGAAAAAAAACAAATAAAAGAAGCCACAGGCTCTGGTAGTTCAGGTAGATTTAAGGTTCCAGTTGTATTAGCACCACAACCATGGAAAGAGGACCAATTAAGTCCATTTGTGGAACCTGTTTATGATTATACAAATGCACAGTTGGCTTATCAAGAAGCTGATGGTGATTACTTAGAAAGTCCTGAGAAAAGACAAAAAATTGAGAAAAGAACCAAAAAATTGTCTGCGGTTTCAAAATATTTGAAACAATTTTATACAGGTCAAAATGATGAAGAGGGTTCTGCAATTAATCCAACAATGAACGGTTTCCCATTGAAAGAAGAGTTTCTTAATGAAGATTTAGCAGTTTGGTTCGGGACAAAGAAAAAACCTAAAGGAAGTAAACAACCTAAAGGTCCGTGGGTTAATATTTGTAGAAAAGAAAATGGTAAACACCCTCCGTGTGGTAGACCTGAGGCTAAAGATAAAGGATATCCAAAATGTAGAGCTGTTGGTGTTGCAGCAAAAATGAGTGCATCTGAGAAAAGGTCTGCTTGTCAACAAAAAAGAAGGGCTGAAAAAACAGAACCGAAGACAGGAACTGGTAACGCACCTACAATGACACAATATAAGCCGAGAAATGAAAGTATAAAAAATTTGATAAGAAAAGTTCTTAGAGAAAATACTAATCCAGCTTCTTCAAAATAGTTTGGAGAGAATGTTGAATATTATTTTTAATTTCATCCTCTAAAAGTTGTCTCTCACCTTCTAAAACTTTATCAAAACTTTCAATAATTTGTTTGAAACCATTATTATCTGATAAATAAACTGAGTAACTATAAACATGGTTTATTAGGTTTATTGTATGATTTTCAATAACAATAAACATATTTTTGTTTTCATTTTT